TTCTTGCATCAAGTTCATTATAATATTCATCCGAATCTTCGTTAGGTACAATACCATCATCTACTAATTCTTTGTGAATAACTAATGCTGCCTGAGACATGATTCTGTCTGAAGTGTCCGTACCACCAAACCATCTATTTCTTTTTTGCCATTCAACTGCCTTACGGTCAGGAGCTGGCGCATATTGGTTAGGTTGTTTCGGAGTTTCAATAACAGGATCAGGTGAAGATTGTTCGTTGGGTTTTTGAATTTGAGATTGTGCTCTAGCTTTGTATTGTTGAGCTACAAGAGTCTCAGCTTTTACGCTTGCGAGTGTATCTTGTGCAGTGATCTCTTCATCAATGTTGCCATTTTCTTTAGCAATCTTCAAAGCAGATAGGGCTTGTTTTTCTTGACTCTCTAATTTATCAATATAATTGGAAATAGCACTTAACTCATTGTCTTTGTTTTTGTCTTCAAGTTTTCGTGCTTGAGAATGCCATGAAGCTTTATCTTGCTCTGCAGCTTTTAACTTTTCTTCAAGTTCCTTCTTTTGTGCAACAAGCCGCTTTATCCGTTTTTCAGCGCGCTTGCCAAATACTTTCTTTGAATCTTCAGTATCTTCTTCCTCAGCTTCTGGTTCAGTTTCAGTAGGTTCTTCAGATGTTTCTTTTTCTTCTTCCTCTACTTCGTCCGTCTCTTCAGCTACGGTTTCTATTCCTGTGACTGGAGTCTCAGTATTATTTGACTCTTCAGGAGTATCTCCTTCATTTTCAGATAAGTCTATTATAACCTCATCGGCTTCTTCAACTGTATCTTCTATTCTTTCGTCTATCATATCAGACCTTTCCTTGGGTGCGACCCACGTTTAACGCTATCTACTATTTATTAGTATGCCGTAATTTTACAACATATTGTAGTAGAATGCAAGGGTTATTTTTATTTTAGTGAAATTTTATCTGGATCTGGAACAAGTCCGATTACTTCATCATCATTAATGATTACATAATCTTCTTCATCGTATCTAAGTTTACTACCAACATACTTGCCAGTAAGCACCCAGTCTCCTACATTACACCATTTTTGAGACTTATCCTCATAACAATCAGGCCCCATGGCAACTACTTGTGATATGTTAGTTGCTAATTTTTGGTGATGTTTAGTCTCATCAACTAATATAATGCCCCCTGCAGTTTTTTCTTGAAGCTCTCTAGGCTTAAGTAATATTCTAAAACCAGCTGGTGTGGGTAAACTATTTTTCTTTTTACTCATTTTATTCTCCTGTTTCTTGTTTAATCATCTTCACATACTCTTGATGAAAACGATCTTTCATATCAGCCAGCGTTTGTCCAACACCAACTAAATATCTGTAAGTAGCAAAATCTTCTGCAGCTCCACCAACTATTTGTTGTTGGTTTACTTCAACAGCTTCAGTAAGTATTGCATCTATTTTTTGTTTAAATGTATTTGCGTCCATATTTGTTCTCCTGTAATGGGGGGCAATTTGATTATATAGAAGTTATTCTATATTGTCAAGTGAGTCTGGATCAAGTATTTTAGGTTGTATATCTTTACATTTCTCACGTACTGTTGCAAATTGTTCACCTAATTCAAGGTTTTTGTAACGACCACATAGCTTCAATAATTCTAACTCTATACGTAAAGCATTAAGTTCTCTGGTATGTTTTTTAAATTGTTTGTTACAAGTAGAGCCTAGATCAAACCTAAAACGTATACCACCACGCCATTCATCAGATACATTTGGACCATTAGGGTAAAAGAAAGTAGTAACCTCATTATCATTATTGGTAAAGTAAGTACCATTATGGCTTTCACTATCTCTTAAAGAATAATCGAAATAAGGCTCAATGCTACCAGTACTGCAATGACCACCACCATTGTTGAGATACTCATTGGCGGCTTGTGATTGGCTTGCCGATAACAGGTATCCAGCGATAAGTAGTAAGCCAATAACATAAATTTTAATTTCTTTCATTACCACCCTCCATTAAGCTGTCGAGTAAGTTCCTTAATATCATAAGAGTTTTGTCTAACTGTGTCTGCAGTTTTGTATGAGCTATCTCTACTAGCGTCAACAAACGCAGAAGCTTCTGCTAACTCAGTAGCCATACGTGTCATTTCTCTAGTAAAGTCTTCTTTGGTTCTAGTCATTTCTTGATCCCAATAACTTAGATCTTTACGTATTAATTCAATATCTTTAGTAGCTCTTTCAATAGATTGGATAGTACTATTAAAGGTTGTTATTGCGTAGTATAGTGAGGATAGTATAGCTGCAACTACAGGTATATATACAAAGTATTTTTTTATATCATCTATTTGCATGATAAGTTCTCCAAGATTATTTGGCTATTATAAATCTATTGCTTAGTTTTGTCAAGGATCTGAAAGTATTTCTCCTGGTAATCATTAAGATCTGTAAAGTTTTTTATGTGTTCATCATTATTGCATAAATTTTTATATATAGTTTTATCACTTAACCATTCTCTACCAGTCCAGAATTCGAAGCCATCATACTTAGATTTGTACATACTACTATTTTCGTAAGCATATGATAGATAGTATTTATTATATCCATTATCTAAAGCCCATTTTATTTCATAGAGTGTGGCAAATGAACCCATGCCCAGTTTAGGATCTTCGTAGTCCCAAGCAAACTGTCCGGTAACTAAATGTTTATTGAATGTAATAAGCTCAGTAAAAGCTATAGGTTTATCATCTTGATAATATACAAAGTATTTCCAATCAATTGGGTCATCACGATAGAACTCTTCGCTTTCAGCTTCGTTATTAGTTTCATGAAAGTTTTTATGTCTTATATATTTTCGATAAATAATAGCTAGAGTATCTTCTAACTCATCAGTTAGTTCATCAAATATTTTTACAGTTATGTTTTTTCGTTTTAGTTTATATCTTTTGCTTTTGTTAAACTTAAACTTATTTAAATCTAATCGTGCCCCTCTGGCATTAATCCAAGTCTGTCCATCTAGTTTAGTATGATACCAAGATAAAGGAATCCATCCATTATCTAAAGCATAATCATACTCATCTAAATCAAACTTAGCAAGTATTAAAGAATAAAGTAAATCGTAATTAGTTAATTTGCCCGCAATATGGTCAAAGAATATTTTCACTTTTCACGTTCAAATTGCGTCATGTAAGAATCATCAGTCCATGAATCTTCACGAGTGTTCTCCACTGTGTAAAAGTTTTGATCAATTAAATACCCAGGATTCTCATCAATCCTTTTTTCCATAAACGCATCATCATACCATATAATTCTATTGTTTGGATATGCAAAAAAGTTTCCTTCATCCATTCTAAACATGTGTGCACATTTGTGTTCTGGATCTTCTGAAAAGTTTGTATCTAAGAAAGAAGCTTTGTCTTCCCAAGCCCAGTCAATGGTGTACATGTAAGTACCTTTACGCTTGACTCCTTTACAGTCAATTAGTTCTGCTCTGCAGTTTGCTAATCTATTTCTACGTTGTACATTTACGTATGAAGAAAAACAATCCCAGTATTGGTGAATGTTTAATTCGTGTTTGGGTGCATCCTTTTTCCATACAAATGCATGGATAGGTCTACGAGTCCAGTTAACACCGTTAGGTAGTAAGCATTCAAATAGTAAAGCTCTGCGTTCTAAAGAAGCTACACAATGTACATCACAGAATGTATGCTCACCATGCCCCTTAGTGTGGTCAAAAAGATATTCGTTTTTTATATACGCTGAAAACGGCGGTACGTTATGATTTAAATATGCCATGGTTCTCTCCTACCACTTAACCTTATCAGCCCAATAGGCTGCTGACATTTTACCTTTTGATATATTACGACCATGCCTAGCTTTAAAAGACTTACGTTTAGCTTTCATTCTAGCAGACTCTCCAGCTTTAGGTTTACCTGCAGTGCTAGCTCCTTGCTGTCCAAATCGTATTGTTTTTATTTTAGAGCCTTCTTTAGCAACCACTACATGTGATTTCTTTGGATGACTAGGAGTTCGTTTAGGTTTATTAAAACCTGATACTCCTGCTCTAGTTAATCTTGAATCTTTACTCATCTATATCTCCTTGTTTTCTTTGCAATACTTTTTGGTTGTTTAACAAACTGTTTACCTTTTTTAGTACCTTTTCTTTTAGCTGCGGTAGTTGCTGCATACTCTTTAGCAGATAAAGATTCAATAGCTTTCTTAGGCAGATAACGCTCTCCAGTCTTGGAAGATTTCTTTCCAGACTTAGTCTGCCACTTTTGTTTGCCCCAATCCTTAAGACTTTTTTGACTTTTTTTTAGTGTCATGTTTTCTTTTTAAACTTTCTTTTGCTTTTTTAGCTATAGAAGCTTGTTGTGTTTTACCAGCAACTTTACTTCTTTGTTCCATAACTGTAAGTATTTGTATCTTACGAGCATATGGTTTATTAATTTTCTTTACTTTTGCCGCAGTCTTTCTTGCATCTGTCGGAGTTGCATATTTAATTCCAACTGTATCTTTTGGATTTTCATCCGTATATAATCTACGCCCTGATCCCTTTGGTTTTTTGCCTGTTCCTAATTTTGGATCTTTCTTTGTCATTAACTCTTGTAACCACCACCAGCTTTTTTATATGCTTTAGCTAATGCTTGTGCTTTACGAGCAGACCATTGTCCAGCTCCAGTACCGTGAGATGCTTGAGCTTTAATTCTATTAAATATTTTTTTACGCATACCAGGCTTAGTGTAGTTACCTGCTTTGTTAACTGTTGATTTAGATTTAGTTGCTGGTTTTCTTTTTGTAGTCATACTTGTTTGTGCCCTTGTTATCATATTATTCTTTAATTATTTTATCACAGTGTTTAACACCTGTTTTATCTGTTATCATTATACATTGTTCTAAGCTACAAGTATATTGTACTTGGTTTCCTGAGTTACGTTCAGCTAAACGCTTGGCTGCAAGACATGTACTGATATTATCCTGGTGGTACCAGCCTTCTATGGTTTTATTACCACCATCATAGATGTACAAACTAAGTATAATAACTGTTTCAATGATTCCCATTTTTCCTATTTTCTAAGTCTATAATACGATCTTCATGAAATTGAATAGTCATATCATTTTTTTCAATATTAGGTACGTTGTTTTCAATAATCTCTTTTAACTTTTCTACATCACCTGCAAGAAATTCTGTCAACATATAGAGCTCTTGAATCTGTGGACTGACCATCTCACCTTTAGGAACCCCTGCAATAAACTCATTTGCAGCTTCTATATCTTTTTCTATAAGTTGTAGTTGTGTTTCAATAGAGTTAAGTCTCTCTATAACACCAAAAGCAAACCAGGCACCTACAGTAACTGCAGCGATAATAGAAATTAAATTTCTAGCTGGCATACTTATAGATGTATTTTCAGATACTTTCATCAAACTTCCTGTAAAGTTTCGCCTTGACAATAAAATTCAAAACTTATTAATTCATTACCGTTTGCGTTTCTAAATTTTTCTAGTAAACCATCTACTAATAAAACTTTATTATCGTAAACAAACTTGTGACATTCTTGATCATCTTTGAATATATGAGCTTGCCATTTAGTAAATTGGGATTCATCCAGTCCAGCATATGTTAACATCACTGTTAAATACCAAATCATTAGATATCTCCACTAATTTTTATAGCACTAGCTCCTGTCTGTGCAGCAACGTCCATAGCTTTTTCAACTAACTCTTGTTTCATTTCACTCTCTTTATTCATTTGATCTATCATAATTTTTTCTTTACGTAGTTCACGATCTTCATCGGTATTCTCATCTTTAATTATTGTTTGAGCTTCTTCTAATGCCATCTTATCTTCATGCACTTTTAAATCGTTCATCATTTTTTGTGCACGTAAAGCAAGATCTTTTTCTTGTAATTCAATCTGTGGATCTTTCTTTTCACCTGCCATAATCTTAGCTTTTTCTTCATCAAGCTGTAATACTTTATCTGAAGCTTCAGCTGACATCATTGCTATTTGATTTTCTAACTCAGGTGGTAGTTGTTGTGGTGGCATTTGACCAGGTTGTCCAGGCTGACCAGGTTGAGGTTCTGGTGGCGGAGACATAATAATTTGTTGCATCTGCGGATCTGGAATCATCTGCGCCATTTCTTGTCTATACTTCATAGATAAATGTTCTTGAATATGTGCCATTAGTATCTGTGCCATTTGTCTATTTTCATTGTATGCTGGGTTCTGTAGCATAGTTCCATGTACAATAATATGTGCATCATGATTTTGATCCATTCTAGCTTTTAAAGGCATCCCTTTCATAGCCATCATGTTTTCAGTAATAGGATCACCAGTAAACGGTGGCTGTGATTGAGCTAAATATCTTTTAGGATCTTCAACACCCATAGCAGAAAATAATTCTTGACTGATTAATTGCATATTGTATTGTCCAGGATTTTGTTGAGCTATAGACATAATTGCATTTATCTTAGCAATACGATGCGCTTCAGTAGGCATGTTAGGATCTGATACAGGTATTACATCAATACTTTTTAAATTAAAGTCTTGACTAAATACTTGTTGTGCCCCACCTGCTACTTCGTAAGGATATACACTTGGTAAATATTCTTGATCAAGTCTGCAAAGAATTCTTAAGTCTTTAGTTTGTGCTTCATGCATACGCTTATGTACTGCAGCAAATAGCTTACTAGATTGTTCTAGTAAAGCCATAGTGGTTCCGACTGGTCCGTAGTTGCTTCCAGATTCTACTACATTATCTGTAGCGTCTGCAAACTCACGAGCGGCATTGGTAACATATTGCATTAAATTAAATAATGTTTGCGATGGTTCTTTAAATGGCAAAGGTTGTAGAGACTTTCCAAGATCACCAGCCGGACTATTTACTTCACGCCATTCACCAGGGGCAATAGGTTCATCGGGTGCTAAGACACGTAATCCGTGAGCTTTGAATCCTCCTGGTAAATTTGCGAATGTTCCAGCGTCAATAAGCTGGCGCATTGATGAAGTTGCGGTTTTTGTTAAACCACCAATTAAATGTAAATAACCATAACCATAAAAACCTAAACCAGGTATCATAGTGTAATGTGTAAAATATAATTTCTTTTTTCTAAATGGATCTTCTACGTCCCAGTTTCTTCTAATAGATAAAACTTTTTGATCTGCAGTCATGTAAACAATGTAAGGAAGTTTAACTCCAGTAGGATCTTCAAAGCCAGGAACATCTGCATCTACATGCATCTCTAAAATTTCTACTCGCTCACTATTGTTGCCAGGCTTACTTAAACCAACAGCTTCATTTGCTGCATCATCTGCAGCTGACTCTGATATTTCTGAATCTTCTGAATATTCTATGTCAGCAAATAATTTTGCTAATTGTAATTTTCTAATTTGATTTGAAGATAAAGTATATCTATGTGTAAAACGTTCTGCTGTTTCTAAATTAGATGCATAGTAGTCTACATAAAAATCTTGTGCTTTAATATATTCAGTGCGTGGTCTATTTAAAGTTGCGTCCCAATAAGTTTTTTTAAATGCTGAACCATATAGAGCTGTGTGAAATAATAAACGATCTAACTCAGGACCATACTCTGGCATTTGAATTTGTGTTTGCCAATTCATGAAATCTCTAACACGATTAGCTTGTTGCATTTTTTGATCAGTCTGTACACCCATAATACGAGTACGAACTGGACCTTCTGTTGGAAATAATTCTTTAAAAGCTTTTGCTTGGAACTTAACTACCGATTGTGCAAGAACTGGATGTGTAGATCCGCATGCTCCAGGAAAGGGTTGACTAGAATCATCGTAAGATAATCCTAATAAATTAACACCATCTTCTGCAATCTCATCATATTCACCACGAGCTTCTTTATCTGTTTGATATCCTTCATATAATTCATTAGCAAGTTCTGTAATATCTTGCTCGTCCATAAACTCAACTAAGTTTGCATCATGTTCAGTTGCCATAGGCATCATCATGTCATCCATAAGACCCATTGCTTCTGCCTCAGCCATAGCTTGATCATCTTGCAGTGTTACTTCTGCATTGCCTGCTTCATCTAGTTGTATATCTTCGTCAGTTGGTATTTCAACTGTAGGTGTATCCAAATCTGGAGTAATAACTTTTTCGATTGCCATTTTGTTTCCTTTAAGTCTCCCTATTAATAAAATGCTCTACGGTTTCTATTATAAATACTTTCTTCCGCTTTGTCAAGCCACGTATCGTCTTTGTGTGTAACGTATCCACCATTACGAATCCATAATAATGCTTGTGTTAAAGTATCCATATAGTCATCGTGCGCCCCTGATGGGAAGGTTCTTGCTTCGTCCATTACTTCTTTAGCCCATGCTTTGTTAAAGGGGGCATAAATTCTACCGTTATGAAACAATGAAGTAATAGCATAAGTTCTAGCTACTTTATCTCTATCAGGTTGGTAATCTTGTATAGGAATACCAGTCATACGCAAGTCTTGAATCAAAGATTGTCCAGATGCTTTCTTCTCAATCAATACTGTATCAGGATCATGCTGATCAAACTTACTAACTACCTTTTCACGTAGTGTTGGAAAGTCCCAACGCCCTCTTTCTGCCCCTAATAGTACTACATTAGGCATATCAAAGCCAGAATTAAAGATTCCCCACGTAGTTACTGCAGAATAATCGGCTGTAGTGCGGGTAGAGAACGCAGTATCCCATGATTGTATGATATATTCACACTCAGGTGGACTAGGTTTGTCCCAATCTTGCCACCATTTGTCTTTAATGATACCACCTTCTTCATTTGTGGGCGCTTGCATGTACAATGCATCAAATTTAAAGGCAGGTGTGTTGTTTTTGGTACG